TTAGGGATGGACTTAACATGAAGGTATATGTAGATGGGACACTACTTAACACACAAACCTTATACGCAAGGGATATATCAGATTATTACCCTAAGTATGTTAGTGAAGGAACATATGGCTACAACAACTTAATAAGTGACTGTAGAGCTTACGACATAGCCCTATCTTCGACTCAGGTTACACAAAACTATACCGCAGGACCAAGTGCAATGTTCATAGGTGCTGAGAAACAAGGTGGTGTTGTATTCTATGTAGACGAAGTAAATGAGATTGGGTATGTAGTTGCTAAAGAAAACTCTTCTACAGATGTAGAGTGGGGCTGTATGGGAACGACTCTAACAGGAGCGAGTGGTACAGCTATTGGAACAGGTCTTCAGAACACATTAGATATTGTAGCAGAATGTTCAGAGACACCAATAGCAGCAAGCTTAACTGCAGAGTATGAGGCAGATGGTTTTACAGATTGGTACTTACCATCTAAAGATTTATTAGTACCATTAAATAATGAAAGGGCTACACTAAACTCTCTCGGAATACCTGACTTTACTGCTATAGGTGTTTTGTATTGGAGTTCTTCACAACGTTCTAATGATGAGGCATGGGCACGGAATTTTTCTACCGAAACATCTTATATAGTAGATAAGGATACTAGCTATTGGGGTGCACGAGCAGTTCGTCATTTTCATTACGGAAACCCTATTGTTGGTCAGGCTAGAGATGGTGGTGTTGTATTCTATGTTGATGCCGTAAACAGGAAGGCATATGTATCATCCACTGAAGATTTACCAAGTCTCTATTCGTGGGGTTGTAAAGGAACGAATATATCAGGCGCAGATGGTACAGCAATAGGTACAGGCTATCAGAACACCTTAGATATAGTAGCAGGATGTTCAGACACGCCCATAGCAGCAAGTGAGGCATTAGCTTACGAATACAATAGCTACAGCGATTGGTACTTACCTTCTGAGGATGAGCTTACAGAAATGTGTACTCAGAAGGCTGTTATAGGCGGGTTCGGGAATGATGTATATTTATCTTCCACAGAGCTATATGCTAACGTAGCGATGATTGTTAGCTTCTTTGGTTGTACCTCGTCAATGGGAATGAAGGACAACCCATATTATGTTCGTCTTATTCGGTCTTTTAATTATTAAACTAAAAACAATGAACGGTAATATTTACATCTGTCTTAACGAAGAGACTTACAAATCTAATATCCCTGAGATTCTAGATAACGGAAACCCTATAACCTTTGAGGATATGGGGGCTAAGAATAAAGAGTTATTTGGGGGTGTTAACAGTATAGTTGTTAATGATGAAAATTTTTATATCTTAGAGATGAGTGCTTCTTGGATTAAAGGGGAGGTATCTTCCCTACTAGCTTTAGGTGAAGGGTTAGAGTTCCCTAGTAACACCCTCCTATCTAATAAGGAAGCTAGAGAGATTATACAGGACAACACGGATTTTAGCGATTTAAAATTTTAAGATGATGAGTTGGATTAGCGATAGTACATTTGGAGATTATGAACTTATATATACAGAGAAATAATGAACGGAGAGTTTGTAGATAACATAACCTTCAATACTATTAACATGAGTGCTTTAGGAATTGGTTTCGCTAATATAGATGCCATCCTAACTACACTCGTATTAATAACAGCATTAGTGTATAATGTTAAAAAAATAACCAAAAAGGATGAGTAGTCTTAGGTATTTTAGTGAGAAAGAATTTTCTTGCTGCTGCGGCAATAGCTTTGAGAAGATGGATGATAATCTGTTAAAGATGTTAGACACTGCTAGAGAAGTAGCGGGTGTACCATTTAAGGTAACAAGCAGTTATAGGTGTGCTAAGAAAAACGAGTCTGTAGGGGGAGTAAAGAACTCAGCTCACACACGAGGAACTGCGGTAGATATTGCTTGTTCCACTAGCTCAGATAGGTTTATCATCTTAGACGCTTTATTAACAGCAGGGTTTGAAAGAATTGGGATTGCGAAAACATTTATTCATGCTGATGTAGACCAAGAACTACCTCAGGGACTAACATGGTTATACTAATGGCTATACTTCATCCCATACTAATAATAAGTATAGTAGCTAGTATGTTCATTTATGGATTAAAATTAATAACAAAAGACTAGATATGGAATTTTTAAAAAACAATTGGCTTGAACTTGCTATTGCGGTGATGGCTTTTGCAAAAGTTATTGTTAACCTTACTCCTACAGAGAAGGATAATAAAATCTTTAGTTGGGTAGACTCAGTGTTAGATGCCCTTATCCCTAACTATACTAAGGACGGTGGTAAGCATAGCTAAGATATTACAAGGTCTTGACCTGACAGCTATATTCAAAGATAAAAAGTTTGGAGATGGTAAGAGGTGGTCGGCTAAGAGAACCATTGGTGGAGCTATAGTAACATACGCTCTAACCGCTATGAATGGGGAGATTCAGTGGGAGGGAGTTGTCCTTTGTGCAATTGGAATATTACCTTTATGTTTATCTATGTTTGAGAAAAATTAATTTAGTATCTTTGCTACAACTAAATTCACTCAAATGAAAAAACTAGAACAAGACGAGCTAGACAAGCTTAAGGATTTAATGAGAGACCACAACGATTGTAAGGTTAAGTTAGGAGAAACTGTCTTACTGCAACAGTCATTAATGACTCAGGTAGCCATGATTAAGAAAGAATCTAAGGCTTATGAAGAATTATTAATTAGTAAATATGGCGAAGACTCTACCATAAATATAGAAACGGGAGAGGTTAAGCCTTCTAAAAAAGAATAACGATATGCCAAAGATTAGTACATACACAACAGTTGCACCATCTCTAAGTGACAAGTTGATAGGAACAGATGTAGCGGGAACGCCCGCTAATGCTACAAAGAATTTCACCATTGGGTCAGTGGTAGATTTAATTGAAGGGTATACGAAGCGTACACGTATAGCGGACTTAATCTCTAATGTAGACCAAGAATTAACAGTAGGAGCTAACACGAGACTGCAGGTATCGTTTGGCGCACCCTACACAGGGGATAACTTTACGTTAGACTCAAGCGGTACGGTACTGTGCAAAATAGCCGGAGGATATAATTTTGAGTATAGGTTTAATAGTGGTACGATTCAGACAGGCGCAGGAGACCAACACGTTGACTTCTTTTATACAGTATCGAAGAATGGTGTTCAGGAAGATTATACAGTTCAGAACACAGTGTATTTCGATGCCGGAGATTCTGACCCCGCACAAACCATTATAGTTAATTTTTTCATGGATTTAGCTGTAGATGACACTGTTGCTGCGTATCAAGCAGCAAGTATATACAACCCGTCGGGGTCGGGTATAAACAGAACAGGGTTAATTGCTAAAGCAACTAGTACATCGGGAATGTCTGCAGTTCCTTCATCAGCACTACTTATAGATAGGTTATATTAATGGATATTAGGAAAATATCTGTAGGTCCTGACTATAAGTCGGGGGCGATGCACTATATTGTGGGTCAGGATATTCTTAATAACTCCCATAAGATACACTTAATCCAACAGGATAAAACATCTCAGTCTATAAAGGTTTGGATTCAAAAAGAGGATGAAGTGTTGTTATGGAAGGAGTTCAACTCAAATATGCCAATTTCAATCGAGTACAATATAAATTTTTAAGATGAGTAAAGAACGAGAAGATGCTCTACGGGAGCTTAAAAAATCCGAAGAGGCTGCGAATAATACATTTGATTCGTGGGTGGATAACCTAGAAGAACAACAACAGCCCAAGGCTTGCAGTATAGATAACGAGGACTGTGAAGCTTGTGGGTCGTAATGAAATCTCCATTTAATTTTATTGTTCGCCCCTTAGAAGGTAAGAGGTATAACAACACTAAGAGTATTGGTGGGATGGAGTTTGTAGTAAGCACATCTGAAGAAGACCATAAAGCCTCTAACCGAGAAGCTATAGTTGTTGAGACCCCCGTAGGATACACGGGTAATGTAAAGGTTGGGGACACACTGCTAGTACACCATAACGTATTTAAGTTTTATAACGATATTAAAGGTAACCGTCGTAGTGGTAAGAGTTTCTTTAAGGATGATTTATTCTTTGTTGATAACGACCAATTCTATCTATATAAGCAGGATGGTAAGTGGAATAGCCACGATAGGTTCTGTTTTATTAAACCTGTTGAAAAACTAGAAAGCTTTATAGATAAGTCGTGCAAGTATGAACCTTTAATCGGAACGGTTAAATACCCTAACGACTACTTAAGGTCTAAAGATATACAGGAAGGAGACACAGTTACATTTACTCCTGAAAGTGAGTATGAGTTTAATATTGATGACGAGACGCTGTATAGAGTCTTTGACCATCAGGTAACAATGAAACTTTAATGGATTCTAAAGATTTGCGTAAAGAAATTATAGAGGCGGGCTACAAAGCTGTGAAGCAACTCATTAAGGTTGCTAAGGAGGATATTATAAAGCCTGACCCTATGGATGAGCTAGCTGCAGATAAGTTAAAGAATGCTGCAGCATCAAAGAAGCTATCCATATTTGATGCGTTTGAGATATTAAAAAGAATTGACGCAGAGCAAGAGACTTTAGATATAGAAGCGAAAGGTCCGAATAGGACAGATACAAAACAAGGATTTGCAGAACGACGCTCAAAATAACTTATACCGTGTAATACCTAATTACATCCCGGCTCGCCCGCTATCTAAAAAGAATAGCAGTCGGAGTTGGTTGTATGGGTATAACGCTGAGTATGACTTTGTTAATATATCTAAGACGGGTCAGATAGGGGGTATAGTTGAAATCTCAGGATTAAAGATAGGATTGCCCCCAACCCCAAAAGAATGCCATAAGAGACATACTACAAAGTCTCAGCAGTATTGGGAGCGAGAAGATTTTCCTAAGGAGCTTAAGAAGATAAACTCTATATTCCAATGGAATGATATGCCTGTCACATTTAAAACTAGATGGGTAGATTATATAGAGGCTGAGTTTGATAGAAGAGAGGAGGGCTTTTGGTTTATGAACCAAGGAGACCCCACTTATATTACAGGGTCACATTATATGTACTTACAGTGGACGAGTATTGATGTTGGTTACCCCGACTACCGAGAGGCTAATAGGATATTCTTTATTTTTTGGGAAGCAGCTAAGGCAGACAAGAGGTCCTTTGGCATGACATACCTAAAGATAAGACGTTCAGGATTCTCGTTTATGGGGTCATCAGAAGCTGTTAACTCAGGTACACTAGCAAAAGATGCAAGGGTAGGTATACTATCAAAGACAGGTTCAGATGCTAAGAAGATGTTTACAGATAAGGTAGTCCCTATATCAAGTAGGCTACCATTCTTCTTTAAACCTATTCAGGACGGTATGGATAGACCGAAGACAGAGTTAGCTTTTAGGATACCTGCATCAAAGATTACCAAAAAGAATATGTACGATGTAACCTCCGAAGAGTTAGAGGGGTTAGATACTACAATAGATTGGAAGAATACAGACGACAACTCATATGATGGGGAGAAGCTGTTGTTATTAGTGCATGATGAGAGTGGGAAGTGGATTAAACCTAATAACATATTAAACAATTGGAGGGTAACAAAGACCTGTCTACGTTTAGGTAGTAAGATTATAGGTAAATGCATGATGGGGTCAACCTCAAATGCACTATCAAAAGGAGGGTCAAACTTTAAGAAGCTTTATGAAGACTCGGATGTATCCTCTAGAAATGCTAACGGGCAGACTAAAAGTGGGATGTATGCTTTATTTATACCTATGGAGTGGAACATGGAGGGGTTTATTGATAGGTATGGTATGCCTGTCTTTAGAAAACCTAAGAATCCTGTTATGGGTGTAGATGGAGAACTGATAGATAATGGAGCTATTAATTATTGGGAGGCAGAGGTAGACTCATTAAAAGGGGATGCGGATGCTTTAAACGAGTTCTATCGTCAGTTCCCCCGAACAGAGTCTCATGCATTTAGAGATGAGAGTAAATCCTCTTTATTTAATTTAACCAAGATATATCAGCAGGTAGATTATAATGACTCATTAATAATGGAACACCACGTTACTCGTGGCTCTTTTCATTGGAAGGATGGTCAGAAGGATACAGAGGTTGTATTTAGTCCTGATACGCGAGGGAGGTTCTTAGTTAGTTGGATTCCTAATAAAGGTCTACAAAATAGAGTGGTTGTTAAGCGGGGAAATAAGTATCCCGGAAATGAACATATAGGGTCGTTTGGATGTGACTCTTATGATATATCAGGAACAGTAGGGGGTAAAGGGTCTAATGGGTCATTGCATGGTCTTTGCAAGTTTAATATGGATGAAGCTCCTAGTAATGAGTTTTTCCTTGAGTATATAGCTAGACCGCAGACAGCAGAGATATTCTTTGAGGAGGTCCTTATGGCTTGTATATTTTATGGAATGCCAATACTATGTGAGAATAACAAACCAAGATTACTGTATCATTTTAAGAATAGGGGCTATAGAGGTTATTCTATGAATAGACCTGATAAAATTTTCAATAAGCTTTCAAAGACTGAGAAGGAGTTAGGAGGTATACCAAACTCATCTGAGGATGTAAAACAATCTCATGCCTCTGCTATTGAGTCTTATATAGAGAAGCACGTAGGAATAGATAGTAGTGGTACTTATAGGGATTCTGATGAGATGGGTACTATACCTTTCGCTAGAACGCTTGAAGATTGGGCTAAGTTTGATATTAACAATAGAACAAAGTTTGACGCTTCTATTAGTTCGGGGTTAGCAATTATGGCTAATCAAAAGCATACATACGTGCCTGAACAAAAACAATCAAAAATAAGTGTTACCTTTGCTAGATACAATAACAAGGGGTCAATCAGTGAATTACTAAGATAAATGAAAGAGGTAAATGTTAACATATCGGCTGCAGGTTTTCCTAGTCAATTTGCGTCAGATGCTAAGAAAGCAACTGATGAGTTTGGGATACAGATAGGTCAAGCTATTCAGTATGAATGGTTCAAGAGAGATGGTAATTCATGTAGATTCTATGACCAATGGAGAGATTTTCATAGGCTTAGATTATATGCTAGAGGAGAGCAGTCGGTAGCTAAGTATAAGAATGAGCTATCGATTGACGGAGACCTGTCATACCTTAATTTAGATTGGACTCCCGTTCCAATTCTACCAAAGTTTGTAGACATTGTTGTTAACGGAATGTCTGATAGGCTTTTCAAAGTTAGTGCATACGCTGAGGACGCTATGTCGCAATCTAAGAGAAGTAAGTTTCAGGA